TGGTTCGACGCTGCCAGCAAACAGCACTGTCCGACGAGCCAGAAGCGGGTACGCCGGTTCGGCGACTGGGATCAGAGGTCGGCATGACCTGCGCCACCTGCCGCCACGCCAAGCAGCTCGGTCCCGTTCTGTGCTGCCTGCACCCGTCCGAGCCGGCGCGAGATATCGGGCCTCGAGCGGCGTCGGTCGTCTGGCGCAACCGCTGCGGCGGCAAGGGGTGGGCGAAGCGATGAGGGTAGAGCAAATCGGCGACGCGACGCTGTACCTGGGCGATTGCATGAACGTGCTGCCGACGCTGCCGAGGGTGGACGCGGTGATTACCGACCCGCCGTATGGGATCGGGATTGCGAAGAACCCGGTTCGGCAGATGCATGAACGGCTTGAGTGGGATTCAAGCGCACCGGACGCGGAGGTTATTCGGGCGTGCATTGATGCCGGAGAGGTGGCGATTCTGTGGGGCGGCAACTACTTCGGCCTCCCGCCAGCACAGTGCTTCTTTGTTTGGGACAAGTTGCAGCCACAAGACTTTTCCCTTGCTATGTGCGAGCAGGCATGGACGAACAAGAAAGGGCCGGCAAAGCTCTACCGGCAGTCGGTGCTTTCATATCGGAAAAGCCACCCGACGCAGAAGCCGGTTGAGCTGATGGCATGGTGCATTGAACAAGCCGGCAACCCGCAGACGATCCTCGACCCATTCATGGGCAGCGGAACGACCGGAGTCGCCGCGATCCAGCTAGGCCGAAAGTTCATCGGCATAGAGAAGGAACCCAAGTATTTCGACATAGCCTGCGAGCGCATCCGCAAGGCGGTAGCACAGGGTCGGCTATTCGAGCCGGAGCCGCCGAAGGCAGAGCAGGGGGCGCTACTGTGAGCGGCCTGCGCTGGACCGACGATCAACTGGCCGACTGGCGCAAGCGCCGTGAGCAGGTCGCCGAAGTCGCTGCACGCCAGCCGAAACCGCCGGCCGGGCCGAAGTTCCGCAGCAAGGCCGAGGCGCGCTACGCCGCAATCCTCGAGTCGCAGCGGGCCGCCGGCCAGATCGACTCATGGCGGCACGAAGCGGTGACGCTGACGCTGGCCAATGGCGTGCGCTACACGCCGGACTTCCTCGTCGTCGAGCGCGGCCGGATGACGCTGATCGAGGTCAAGGGCTTCATGCGCGAGGCGGCGCGGGTCAGGCTGCGGGTCGCCGTCGAGCAATACCCGCACTTCGGCTGGTGCCTGATCTGGGCGAAGAAGGGCGGGTTCGAGCCGGAGAAGTTGCGGTGACCGTTTCACATGAAACCCCCTTCGACCTCCAGTTCCTTGACCGCCCCGCCGGCCGAGGCTGCATCCGCCAGATCGACGACGGCTGGTCCTACGGCTGGGAGCGGCCGGACGGCACCGTTCACGCGGCCGGGCCGTTCGACTCGGAACAGGCGGCTGGCGACGCGCTGATGCTGGCCGTCGTCGCTTACTACGAGGCGATGCAGTGAACGGCATCGCCGCCATCCTCGCCGACCGAGAGCGCACCGACGCGCCGCGCGTCTGCACGCGTCCGGCACCGCGCCGCGAACTGCTGCTCTGGTGGCTGGGCCGGCGCAGCCTGTCGGCGCGCGAACTGGCCGAGCGCACCGGCGTCCCGATCGAACTCGTCTGGGTGCTGCTCACCCAGATGCGCCGCGATCGACAGATCATCGTCGCCTACCGCAAGTCCGTCGAGTACGCGATCGACGGCTCGGGCCGCAAACGCCACGTCGTCAACTGCTACCGGGCGAGGATCACATCGTGAAGGCGCTGACCCCCAAGCAGGAGCGCTTCGTTGCGGAATACCTGATCGACCTGAACGCTACGCAGGCGGCGAAGCGGGCTGGGTATAGCGAGCGAACCGCCGGATCACAGGCATTCGACCTCCTGAAGAAACCTGAAATCGCCGCGGCGGTCCAGGCTCGTCGGGGAAAGCTGGCCGAAAAGCTCGAAGTCACCCAGGAGCGCGTCGTCGCCGAGCTGGCGAAGCTCGGCTTTGCGAACATGGCTGACTACATGCGCGCCAGCCCGGACGGCGACCCGTTCCTAGACTTCTCGGCGCTCACGCGCGACCAGGCGGCGGCGTTGATCGAAGTCACAGTCGATGACTTCATTGACGGCCGGGGCGAGGATGCGCGCGCGGTGCGACGGGTGAAATTCAAACTCGCCGACAAGCGGGCTGCGCTCGTGGATCTCGGGAAGCACCTGGGGATGTTCACCGATAAGGTGTCAATCGGCGGTGCAGACGGCGGCCCTGTGTCCGTCTCCGTGTATCTGCCGAGCAATGGCCGCAACGGCTGAAATTCGCCCCCAGGCCGGGCCGCAGGAGCAGTTCCTTGCGAGCTCGGCTGATATTGCGATCTACGGCGGTGCAGCGGGTGGAGGGAAGTCGTTCGGGCTGCTCCTCGAGCCGCTGCGCCACGTCACGGACACGCCTGGATTTTTTGCGGCGATCTTCCGTCGCAACAGTGTGCAGGTGCGATATCCAGGGGGGCTCTGGGACGCTTCGCTATCACTATACGGCCCGGTCGGCGGGAAGCCGGTCCAGCAGGTTCTGGAGTGGTCATGGGCGGGCGGGGGCCGCATCAAGTTCGGGCACCTCGAGCACGCTACCAGTGTGCTTGACTGGCAAGGCACAGAAGTCCCATTCATCGGGTTCGACGAATTGACGCACTTCGAAGAGGCTCAGTTCTGGTACATGCTTAGCCGTAATCGCTCTACGAGCGGCGTGCGGGGCTACGTCCGTGCCACCTGCAACCCGGACGCCGATTCATGGGTCGCCAGACTGATTGCATGGTGGATCGACCAGGAGAGCGGATATCCGATTCCGGAGCGTGCGGGCGTCATCCGCTGGTTCGTGAGGATCAACGGAACCTTGCATTGGGCGGACACTCGCGCGGCGCTGATCGAGCAGTTCGGGCATGGCGCGAAGCCCAAGTCTCTAACGTTCATCCCGGCCAAACTGGACGACAACGCGGCCTTGATGAGCAAGGACCCGGATTACAAGGCAAACCTGCTCGCGCTGCCAGAGGTCGACCAGAAGCGACTTCTCGGCGGGAACTGGAAGGTGCGGGCTGGCGATGGCGTCAACTTCAAGCGTCATTGGTTCAAGCGGTACACCGACAAGCCGCGCAGCCTCATAATCGTCGGGTCGGGCGACCTGGCTGTCACCGAGGATGACGGCGATAACACTGAGCTTGCGGTCTGGGGCATCGATCACATGGGGGACGCCTTCGCGCTCGATTGGTGGTCAGGCAAGGTCGATCCAGAGGTATGGATGACGAAGTGGATCGACCTCATGGAGACGTGGAAGCCGGCGCTGTGGCTGGGAGAGTCTGGGGTGATCCGCCGCGCTACGGAGTCGACCCTGCGACGCAAGATGCGCGAGCGGCGCGTGCAGTGCTGGATTGAGTGGCTGCCGAGCATCACGGACAAGCTGGCCAGACTGCGCGGATTCCAGGCGCGCGCCTCTGGTGGGCGCGTTCATTTTCCGTTCACAGACTGGGCCGAGGGCGTGATCGACCAGTTGGTCGGCTTCTCGTCGGAATCCACCGTCGACGACAAGGCTGATACGTGCTCACTGCTCGCGCGCGGGCTCGATAAGTTCGGCTCGGCGATAGAGCCGATCCAGCCGAAGGAGAGGTCGGCCCCGCCCGCGCTCGGGGTTGTGCCGGCCCGGGTGCTCGATGCGCCCGTGGAGCGGCCGAGGAGCCGGTACAAGGCGTGACAACAGGAGAAGATGATGGATGTTACGAAGGTGATGGCCCGGCGCAGCGAGTGGAAAGAGCGGGTCGAGATCGTTCTGGCGTGGAAGGGAGATGGGCGCACTGCGGTTGCTTTGCCGATCCAGTTCTCACCGATTGGCCCCAGTGAACCCATTCAGGAGCCGACAGTCGAACTGGACTTCCATGCTGCGCAGCAGCTCATCGACGCGCTGTGGGATTGCGGACTTCGCCCGACCGAGGGCACGGGAAGCGCCGGCGCCCTCGCAGCGACGGAGCGGCACTTGAAGGACATGCAGACGATTGCGTTCCGATTGCTGCCGCAGACGTAGGCGAAGATGATCGAGGACCGCTGATGGTGGATTAAGCCAATCCGGGGGTTGTACACATCCCCCGATGAAGCTCATCGCCAGCCTGCGCGAGACGCGCCGTTCGCTCGACCTGGGCGAACTGATCGCCATGAACACGCCGCGCGCGCGGTTCGAGGGGTACGACGACCTGCGCGACGAGCGCGGCGACATCCGCAGGTTCCGCGTGTACTCGGTCGAGGGCTGCCTGTTCGACGGCCAGCCGATCATCGTGCCCGCGGCCATGTCCGCGCTCGCTGCAGATTCCCTCGCGCACGACGGGATCATGACGACGATTCAGCGCGGCAAGCTCGCGCTCGCGTCGCTCGACTCGGAGGTGGATCGCGACCTGGACGCGCGGCCGAGCCAGTCCGCCGGCCTGTCCGGTGAGCAGCGGGTCAAGCTCGAACGAATCCTCGCCGACAAATGACCGACGACCAGGCCAAGACTGAGACCGATCCGCGCGACGCGGCGCTCATTCGCCGGTACCAGGCGGCGATCGAGTCGGCGATCGAGGACAACAAGCCGCGGCGCCAGCGCATTGCGGAACTGGAAAAGTACGTCCGCGGCGTCCAGCACATGGACGACGAGGCGGTGCGCGACCCGGAGGAAGTGCGGGCGAACCTGATCCTCGGGATCATGCAGACGCTGGTGCCGCTGTACTACGCGAAAGACCCCGAGATCGACGTAGCACCGGAAGAACAGGTCGTCGATTCATCCTACGAGGCGCTCGACACGTTCTGCGCGACGATGGAAATCGTGCTGAACCGGCTGTTCGTGCGCGACGGCAAGTTGAAGCGCCGCATCACGCGGGCGATCCCCTCGGCGATGACCGCGGGCGTCGCGTGGCTGAAGGTCAGCTACCAGCGGGACTATGCGCGCGATCCGGTGATCGTCAACCGCATCGCCGACACGCAGGACAACCTGAAGCGCATCCAGAGCCTGACCGATCAGGTCAAGGCGCCGGACGCGACCGACCGCGAGGCGAAAGAGGCCGAGCTGCGTGACCAGCTCGCGGCGCTCGAAGCGCAGGTGGAAGTGCTGCTCGAGGAAGGGCTGGTGATCGACTTCGTGTCGGACGCGGACATCCTCATCCTGGACGAGTCGCTGACCACCTTCAGCGAGTACCCGCAGGCCCGGGCGATCGCGCACCGGATCGTGATGACGTGCTCGGACTTCGAGGATCGCTTTGGAAAGAAGCCGGTGGGCGCGAAGTACGCGGACAAGCGCGACGCGATGGCCGGTCGGCAGGGGCAGTCGAAGCGCGACCGGCAGCAGTTCGTGATGGTGTTCGAGATCTGGGACCGCCGCGCGCAGACGATCTACACGGTGGAGTTCGGCGCGAAGGAATGGGCGCGCGAGCCGTACCGGCTGGAGCGCAACGGGCGCCGCTTCTACCCGTTCTTTGCCATCTACTGGAACGAGGTGGATGGGCAGTTCTACCCGGTGGCTGACGTCGAGCAGTGGGCCGGGCTGCAGGACGAGTACAACTCGATGCGCACGCAGCTTGCGCAGGCGCGGCGCGAGAATCGCCCCGGGTTCGCGTTCCGGAAGGGCGGCGCGCTCACCGACGAGGACGTGGACGCGATCGTGAACCGGCGCGGCCGCCAGGCAGTGGGCGTGACCACGAACGGCAGTCAGGCGCCGCTGGCGGGCGAGATCGTGCCGTTCCCGGCCGTGCCGATCGACCCGGTGAGCTACGACACGACGCCGATCCTGCGCGACCTCGAGCAGACTTCTGGCGCCTCGGACGCTTCACGCGCGTCCATTCAGAAGGCCAAGACGGCCACGGAAGCCGAGATCCAGGCGCAGGGCATGCAGTCCCGCACCAGCTACCGGCAGGACACGCTGGAAGGGTATCTCACCGAGATGGCCGAGTACGCGGCGCAGATTCTGCTGCAGGAACTGGCCGAGCCGATGGTCGAGCGCATCGCCGGCCCGGGCTACGTGTGGCCGACGCTGCCGAAGGATGACATCTTCGATCTGGTCAAGGTCGAGATTCGCGCGGGCTCCACCGGCAAGCCGAACCGGATGCAGGAGCGCGAGCAGTGGGTGCAGCTCGCGCCGCAGCTCATGAGTTTCATGGAGCAGGTGATCCAGTTCCGTCAGGCCGGGCTGAACGACCAGGCCGAGGGCGTGATCGAGTTGCTGCGCGAGACGCTCAAGCGCTTCGACGAGCGCATCGACATCGGCAAGTTTTTCCCGCCGCTGCCGCCGCTTCAACCCCAGATGCCACAGATTCCGGGCGCCATGCCCGACCAGATGCCGCCCGAAATGGCGGTTCAACCCCCTGCGGGCTTGCCCGCTGAACTTCCCGTAGGAGCCTGAATCATGTCCGGTACCAAGTA